AAGAAAAAATATACTACAATAGATATTTTTTGCATTGTAGTTATAGTTCTTGCCGTTGTTTACTTCGGAGGAGGAATTTTAAATTATTACTTAACACATTAAAAATATGTCAGAAAATCAAGTTACTACGAAAGAAAATAAAATCTCAATATTTTCTTCTATTCAGTCCTTCGAGGATGGCCAAAGAATCGCAAAAGGTTTAGCGAGTTCCGATTTAGTTCCGGCAGCATATAAAAATAATATCCCAAACACAATGATAGCTTTGGAAATGGCTACAAGGATTGGAATTTCTCCTTTTATGGTTATGCAAAACCTTGATATTATTCAGGGAAAACCAAGCTGGAGATCGGTTTTCATAATCGCTGCTTTAAATTCTTCCGGAAAGTTTAAACCATTAAGATTCGAGTTTGTAAATACTACAGATGTAAAATCAGATAATTACGGATGTAGAGCAATAACTGAAGACCACGAAGGAAATAAATTGGTTGGTCCAATAGTAGATTGGAAAATGGTTAAATCCGAAGGCTGGTTGGAGAAAAAAGGAAGTAAATGGCAAACTATGCCAGAGTTAATGTTTCAGTATAGAGCCGCGTCTTTTTTCGGTAGATTATACGCTCCGGAAATATTAAACGGAATGCAATCGGTAGAAGAAGTTTCAGATGTACTCGGAACAATAGATACAGAATATGTAGATGTAACGAAGGAGGAAAAATTAAGAGAACTTTTTGCAGAAAAAGAAAACTTAATCCCTTCCGACCAACATCCGTTTATTAAAACAATTATCGACGACAAGAAAACGAAGGAGTACGATAAAGCAATTAATTACTTATCAAAATTAAAATAATCGTGGAAAAATTATCAAACATTAGAATAGGCAGAGTTACTTCGAGCGAAATATCTGCTTTAACTTCAAACGGAAAAGCAAAAGGAGAGCCAGGAGCACCGTTTTTTACCTACGTTGAGGAATGTAGAATGGAGCGTTTTTTTAAACAAAAACTCGAGAACGATGTAGAGGTTAAAGCGTTCTCTTGGGGAAAACTTTGCGAAAGAATAGTTCATAATATGTTAGGCTTCGAGTATGAGTTTCATTCAAATACTACTATCGTTCACCCGAAGCATAAAGAATGGGCAGGCTCTCCGGACGGATCGAAAGGAATGCAATTTGTAGAACTTTTCGAGAAAGAAGGAGTTTATACATTCGACGGAACAAAGATTAAAAAATGCGATACGATAACCGATATGAAATGCCCTCTTACAAGAAAAGGCTTTTATAACCTCGTTAAGCATCTTTATATTTTCGACGGATTTGACGCTACTCCTCGAAAAGAAGTAAACGGAAACGAAATTATACAGCTTATAAGAAAGGATTCAAAGGAAGGAGAGAAGTATTATTGGCAATTAGTATCAAACGCCTGTATAACGAAAGCAAAGTATGCGGAGCTGATTGTATTTATGCCTTATTACGAACAACTCGAAGAAATTAAGCAGTATAATGAAAGTTTAGAGGAGCCATATTGGTTAGTAGCGAGAGCGAAAGATGACGAGCTGCCTTATATTTACAAGGAATCCGGAATTAAAAATTTAAACATCATTCGCTTCGAGGTTCCAATCGAGGATAAAATTTTCCTCGAGCAAAGAGTAAAATTGGCGATCGATAAAATAAACGAAACAAATTCAGCCGATGATATTACATAAGGTATTAGGACAGACAGCATTCTGGCTCGTAAACAAAAGCATAGCTTTGAAGTTCGGTTTGGAATCATCTGTACTTCTATCGGATTTAATTGATAAACAAGCCTATTTTGAAACGAGAGGAGAATTGGACGAAGAAGGATATTTTTATAATACTTCGGAGGATATAGAGAAATCAACATCGTTAAATTATCACTCGCAAAAAAAGAATTTAAAGCCTTTAATCGAAGCCGGTTTTGTAGCAACAAAGCTGAAAGGAGTACCAGCCAAGCTACATTTTAAAATTTTAGAAAACCAGATTTTAATATTTTTAAATACTGGTTCTAAAAAAACTGAAAAACAAGAATTGGAAAATATGGAATTAAATAATAATAAAGATAATAATAACAAAGAAAAAGAACAAACTACTCTTTTTAATGTCGAGGAGATTCAGCCAACTGCTGTTGAAATTTTGAATTATCTTAATTTAAAACGAAATTCCGGAACAGGATTCAAGAACGTGAAAAGCAACACGAATTGTATAAACGCAAGAATAAAGGAAGGATTCACGTTACAAGATTTCAAAGATGTGATTGACGGAATGATTGCGAAATGGGGCAAGGACGAAAAAATGCACGTTTACATCCGTCCGGAAACATTATTCGGAAACAAATTTAATTCCTATCTTGTAGCCTCGAAGGAGGTTTTAACTTCTAAAAAGGTAAACGACGGCTCGAAAAATTTCGAGTATAATCCGACTAACGACGCAAATTTATTATAATGGAAAAGTATTTCGACAAATTCGTGGAGGAGGCAGAACTCTTTTTTATAAAGAAAATGCTTTCTGGTCCAGCCTTAAAAAACAAATATATGTTTTGCCTCGATATTATTTTTAATATCACGAAAGATCCGGAAAGAGATTACTCTCGAGGAATTATTGCGTATAATCCAAAATATGGGCAAGGTAAATCTTTCTTCTTCGAGGTTGTTTTTCATAGGCATAAGAGATTATTCGGAAAGAACCTGTTTAAAATGACCTCCTCGAAAGAACTCGTTGAAGTTTACAAAGAAGGAGGAGAGGCAGCGTTAAACGAATTTATACAAGTTAGAAATCTTTTTATTGACGATATTGGCGACGAAGGAGCGATTAAAGAGTTTTATCATAAAGGCAATAAGTTGAACGTGATTCGTCACGTAATTCTTAAACGATACGAAGTATGGACCAAAAAAGGTTGGAGAACTTTCGGAACTACAAATTTAACCATAGAGGATATTGCCGACAATTATGACGGACGTGTAGCCGACAGATTAATGCAAATGGTTTACTTCGAGGAATTCAAATTTTTATCGGAAGGCTCTTTCAGACAAACAACGAAAACGAGAAAGCTAACCACCGAAGAAGTAAAACAAAGCTGGGAAAAAGTAAAAGTACCGGAAAAGATAGAGAGAGTTGACACAACGAGATACCTTAACGAATTATTACTCGAGGAGGAGGATTATTTAAACTCTATGGGAGATTTTAATTGGGGATTTGTAAAAAAACAATTACTCGAGAGAGGAACGATAACACAGGCTCTTTTCGATAAAATCGATGAAGATACTCTATCAAGCGCAAGAAGTTGGCTAAGTTAATATTAAAGAATCGATTCGTATAACTATGGGAAATGCAACGATAAGCCTACAGAGTAGAGAACACAAGAAAAGAGTAAATGCGATAACCGCTGAAGATATTCGTAACGTAGCGGAAAACATTATCGTTAAAAAATTCTTCCTTGAATTAAAACAAAACGAAAATTTTAAATTCGATGAGAACAATAGTAACAATTGACCCAGGTGCTTCCGGAGGAATAGTAATTTATCACGAAGGAAAAGCGACGGCAGTAAAGATGCCGAAAGATGTTTATGATATGGAAAATTATTTCCGTCATATAAGAGAAACTTACAGCGATGTAATTGTTTTTGTTGAAAAGGTTCAAGCCTTCGGAGATGACGATGACGAGCCAGGAAAAAAGTTTGCTATTAATAAAATGTTGGCTAATTATCAACAGTTACTTACAATTATTAAATTAGCATCATTCGACCTCGTAGAGGTTTATCCGGTAACTTGGCAAAGCGTTCTTGGATTTAAAAAAATCAAAGGAGAAACAAAAACCGATCGCAAACGCAGATACAAGGAAGTGGCTCAAGACCTGTTTCCGGAAGTAAAAGTGAATTTGAATATAAGCGATGCTTTATGTTTAGTTCACTTCGCAAAAATAAAATACAAGTATGATGTTTCTTGGATAGAACAGAGGATTCAAAAGAGAAAGGAAAGAAATCTTTTTTAATTTAAGCGTGGACAATCTTAAATTTAGAATAATAAACAAACTTCCTTTAATCGAATTTCAAAGAGGTATTAATATTGTTTATCTCGATTCGTCGGTTTACGAAGCCGGAAAGAATTATTATTTGAAAGTCGAAATAATAACTCACGACCAATTTTTTTTAGTCGAAAGAGTTATATTTTTCTCCGATTTAGGAGAGGATGTTAAAGGAGTAAATATTACAAACGAGGATATTTATAAACATTTAAAACAGCGGTTATGATTAACGGATTCGAGGAACAAACTCACGAATTAACGGAGTACGAAGAAAAAACTTTACTTCCTCCAATAATCAAAGGTTTAAAAACAAAAGTAGGAGAGCAAAACGCAATAACTTCTACAGAGATTGTAAAAAGAATGAAGGAACTCGGTTTCAAATTAGATCCGGCACGCCTCCGAAAAATAATAAATCATATTCGAGTAAACAATCTTATTTATAACCTACTCGCTACGAGTAAAGGTTACTATATCGCAACAGACGCATCTGAATGTCGTAGCTTTATTGAATCTCTCGACCAAAGAATAAATGCAATTATATCCGTTCGTGACGCTATGGCATATCAACTTCAAATCTCTTTAAAAAATGAAACTTCCAAACGTTAAGAAACCTTGTAAAAATTGTCCTTTTAGAAAGGATTCTCAAAAAGGTTGGCTTGGGAAAGAAAGAGCTGAAGAGATTTCAAAAGCAGAAACTTTCGTATGTCATAAAACTGTAGATTATACAGAAGAAAACAATCAAGATAACCGGCTACAGTGCGCAGGTTTTATGATTATGAAAAAAGAGGAGAGTTTATTTTATACTCTTGCGAAAAGATTAAATATTAAACTCGAATTAACCGGAGAAGAATTAATATTCAAATCCGAAAAAGAGTTTATAAAACATCACAGTAAACATTAAATTTTTAATACTTTTTATTATGAGAAAAATTGATTATCAAAATTTCGACCTGACGAAAGTCAAATTAACAAAAGATGGTTTGGATTTTTCTTTCTTTGAGAAAGGAAACGGACACAACGAGTATGCAGTAACCTGCGAAGGGATTCCGAACCCTGATTTAACGAATCAACTCGATAAGCTGAAAGAATACCTTGCAAAACGCCTTGACCTCTTAAAAGGCTGGGATTACGCTCGAGAACATTTGAGAGGAAACTTGGATGCTTTACAAGATGCGATTAAAGGATATGAAGCGGAAGTTCAACGCTGTAATGTTTCCGGAATTTCTATTGTAGGGCAAGACCAATTGAGAGGAGTTAAAATAACCGGAAGCCTAAAATGTTCGCAAGGTTCTGTAGGATTAGCATCTCCAAATATTACTTTCTCCTCCGAAAAATTAGGATATGAGAAAGAAGTCGAGGAAATCTGCGAAAAGATTAGAGAGGAGGTTTATTTATACCACTTCAAAAATAAAAGAGCGCAACAGGATTTGCTTGACCAAGTAGAAGAAGCGGAAGAAGCAGCGAAAGAGGAGAATAAAAATAAAACCGGAAAAGGCAAGAAGAATCAAGAGCCGAAATTAATCGGAGAAGAAACCGAAAATGCAGAAGAAAATAAAGAATAAAGAATGTTCTTGCTGCGGAAAAGAGTTCAAGCCTTTTAAAACTACCGATAAATATTGCTCTCCTTCTTGTTTCTATGCCGATAAACCGAAGAAAATAAAAAAGGTATCGGATAAGCGAAAGAAAGAAAATGTAATTTATTCGGAAAGAAGAAAAGTGTTTTTATCTCTACCGGAGAATAAAGTTTGTTTTATCGATGGTTGTAGTTCACCTGCAACCACGATAGAACATACAAAAGGAAGAATTGGTTATGCAGACGATTGGGCCAGAGAAAACGGAGTTACTTTATTTCTCGATGAAAGATTTTGGAAAGGCTGTTGTTGGAAGCATAACGGAGAACTCGAAAGGAACACGGAATTATCGAGGAAGTATCAATTAAGTAAATTACATAACGGAAAAAAAGGAGAACAAAAATGAGTACATATCAAAAAATAGTTATTATCGGACACGCTGGTGACGATCCGCAAGTTAAAAGATTCGATAACGGAGGGATTATAGCAAATGTTCCAATCGCTACTACAGAAACGTGGAAAGATAAAACAACACAGGAAAAGAAAAGTTTAACCGAGTGGCATCGAGTTGTTATAAACG